ATGAAGAAGATAGTGTTTATCTTTTTTTGGTTAATGATAGCCTATGTCGGATCGCTTTTTATTGTTTACTCAACACCGAATTTCCACGTTGCAGAAAATGTTGCAGATTCGGCAAAGGTCCTTGAAAGGGATGGTGACTGGCCACCTGTTTCTCAGGCTTTTAAAACGCAGACAATGCTGGATAACTTCACAGACCTGCGAGTTATGATGCCAAGGGCTTTAAGTGAAGGAGGAGCTGTAGTTTCCGCATTGGACATGGGTGGGTATCCGAGGTACTGGCATGGATACCAGGTTATTCTGCGTCCATTAGCTTCATTTTTTTCATATGAACAGATAAGATTCCTGTACGCACTGCTGATTTTCTCTTCTTTCGGAATGGCGTTCTACGCAATTGCAAAGCGAATATCTGCATACCATGCGGTGGCGTTTGCTGTATCAATGTGCTTTGCTCACATTGAAGTATTCAGCAGCTCTATGCAGTTTTCGAATCTGTTTGTTATTACTTTCCTGTTCATATCTTTCATTTTGATACGGAACGATGTTGATTCCTTCATTCAAAACAAGCTAATTACCAGCTTTTTTGTAGTAGGCTCTCTGGTTAATTTTGTAGACCTTCTTACCGTGCCGATTGTGTCGCTGGGTCTGCCGTTGCTGGCTGTTATTTTCTATACAATAAGGCAAGGTTCTGTAAAGGTTACGCCATTAATCTTTATTAAATCGTGTTTTGCCTGGTCCGTTGGTTATGGTGCTACATGGGTGGCTAAATGGCTTTTGGCATCAGCTATTCTTGGCAAAAACGTAGTTAAAGATGCCATTGAACAAATGGCAGTTAGAACCTCATCTGACGGCCTGCAGCCTCTTGACAGATTGCACATGCTTGACATTAACTTTTTAAACATGTTTCTGTCTGAGAAGGCTATTTTTGTTTTAGTTCTGATATTTGTGCTGGGCATCTTGTGGAATAGAAGATCTAATCTAACTAATGCCGTAATGATTTTATTCACTGCATTAATGCCATATGCATGGTATCTGGTTTTGGCTAACCATTCACAAGTGCATTTTTGGTTCACATACAGGTCTCAGGCTATAACAATGTTCGCTGCTCTTGGGTTACTGTCTACGTTAAGATTGGCTAGAAAATAAACAACATAGAGGCCTTCCATTGGCCTCTTAAAATTACTTCAAGTTTGCACCTGACACGATAACCCGAGCAGAAGATGCAGTTGTGACAGATGATCCAGTGCCATTAATTGCTGTAAATGTTATTGTTGACCCAACGGGTATCATCTCTCTGGTTAATGTAACACTGCCAGAGCCCTGGCATGAGAAATACTCTGCCCCATCAATTTTAACAACTATAGTCAATAGTCCGGTTGCTGGAACTGATATAGATATGACCATGCAACTAAGTTCATGGGTAAGAACAATCCCGCCAGATGATGTGTCTGGATAGTAGAATGCATAATCTCCAGTACTCTCCCTTGATGAAAATCCAAGGGGTGCCTGTCCATATGATGGTATGGTGACTATGTTTACATTCATCCTCATGATTGACTGTAGATCATGCTTCCAGTCAACATCTCCGCTGCCTATCTCCTCTGAAAGCGTGCCAAACCCACTGGTAATTAGTCCGGACCTTATTGCTGATTTCCGCGCCCTCCCCTTTGCCGATAACACTTTCCCTGTCGTGTTCGATCCGCCGCACCTCGAGCGTGTCGGTGATAACGCATGGATGGGGAAAAAGTATGGTCGGTTTAACAAAGATACATGGCGCGATGATCTGCGTGCCGGCTTCGCAGAAGCATTTCGTGTGTTGTGGACACACGGCGTACTCATCTTCAAATGGAACGAAACGCAGATCCCGGTAAGTCAGACAAAACCCACTGGGTGATTTTCGTCAAAGGTGGTCCACATGTTTCAGCTAATTCAACGGGGTCAGATTTACGCTGACCAGCACGGTTGGCCCGTCATAATCCATAGCTGCACTTCACAGATAGTCCGCTACTGGCGACAGGGCCGGATCAACACCGCTTCAATCGACCGCTTTAATAACGATTTCGAACACCTCGATCACCGTGAGGCGGCGCAGATACGCGCCGAACTGGAGACGAGCGAGCACATTAAATCCCTGCGCGCCCAGCGTGCGGCGTAGGGAGAAAGCGTGAAACCTTACGAATCGAAGAAATCTCAGTTCACCAGAAACCTGATCCGGCGGTTCCACGCTGAATGGTCAGAAAAGACCTTCGGAAATGTCGGTCCCATTGGCCCACTGAAGCATCTTTCCAAAGAGGCGCTGGAAGCTGCCGCCGATCCTGGCGACCTCAGCGAATGGGCTGATATGCAGTTCCTGCTATGGGGCGCGCAGCGGCGCGCAGGCATCACCGATGAGCAAATAACCGCGGCGCTGGAAGAAAAGCTAAAAGTGAATATGGCGCGCCAGTGGCCGGAGCCGAAAGATGGCGAGCCGCGCCTTCACATCAAACCATGACGCAACTGATAGCCAGTTATGAGCTGGCTATTGGGTACGAAAGCACTGCTCCGTTACCCCTTTTGCCCGGCCCCGCGCCGGGTTCTTTTTGCCTGGAGAAACCCATGAGCGAAATGACCTTAATCGTGCCCAACGACTGGGTAACCGAAGAAAAGCTCGTCGAGATTACCGGCCTTCGCCCCGGTACTATCGAGCGGGCCCGCAAAAAATGCTGGATGGTCGGGCGGGAATACCTGCATGTCTCCCCGGACGGCGTTCCGAAGAAAAACAGTGAATGCATGTACAACCGCAAGGCTGTCGACCAGTGGGTTGAGAGCATGTCAAAGAAACAGCTGGGTGCGCGCCAATGAAGATCCGTTTATGCTTAGCGGGCTCTTGGACGTCAGGAGGGAATAATGGCTAAGTCAGCATACCCAACAGGCGTGGAGAATCATGGCGGTACGCTCCGTATATGGTTCATCTATAAAGGCAGCCGGGTGCGTGAAAGCCTCGGCGTGCCGGATACACCAAAAAATAGAAAAGTTGCTGGCGAGCTGCGTGCGTCGGTGTGCTTTTCGATAAAGACCGGCAACTTCAACTATGCAGCGCAATTTCCTGACTCGCCTAACCTGAAAAGGTTTGGGGTGGAGAGCAAGGAAATCACCGTGCTGGAGCTGGCGAATAAGTGGCTTGAACTGAAACGCATGGAGATCAGCACCAACGCGATGTCTCGCTATTCATCTATAGCGCGCAACATGGTGCCAAGGATTGGCGGTGACAGGCTGGTGTCTGCGGTGACGCAGGAAGATCTGCTGTTTATCAGGAAGGAATTGCTGACCGGTTATCATACTCTGAAGGCAGGACAGAAAACGCCTGTAAAAGGACGCTCCGTCAGAACGGTCAACAACTACATGAAGATCATGGGCGGGATGTTTAAGTTTGCCGCTGACAGCGGGTATGTCAGGGTGAACCCGTTCACCGTCATAGCCATGCTTAAGCGTTCACGTTGCGAGCCTGACCCGCTGACGCGCAAGGAGTTTGTCAGGATGATTAACGCCTGCGCCCACCAGCAGCTGAAAAACATGTGGTCGCTGGCCGTGTACACCGGCGTGCGCCACGGAGAACTTGTGTCGCTGGCCTGGGAAGATATAGACCTGAAAGCGGGTACGATGATGATCCGCCGAAACCACACGTTAACGAAGGAGTTCACCCTTCCAAAAACGGAGGCCGGAACGGACCGCATCATCAACCTCATTCAGCCGGCGATCGACGTGCTGAAGAGCCAGGCAGAACTAACACGCCTGGGTAAGCAGTATCAGTTAGAGGTGAAACTGCGAGAGTTTGGTCGCACATAAGTGCATCCGTGCACATTTGCGTTTAACCCACAAAAAGGATTGCGCAATGGCCGTGCAGGGCATCATTACGCAGTGGGGTCGATCAACCAGTCGTGGGAGGCAGCAATGCGACGCGCCGGGATTCGCTATCGCAGAGCATACCAGTCCCGACACACGTATGCATGCTGGTCGTTAGCTGCCGGTGCAAACCTGAACTTCATCGCGAAGCAAATGGGCCACACCGACGCGCAAATGGTTTATCGGGTGTACGGATCCTGGATGGCTGAAAATAACCAAGACCAGGTACTCATCCTCAACCAGAAATTGAGTGAGTTTGTCCCATCCATGCCCCACGCTGTGGGATCGGATGATTATTAA